TTCCGCTTTCTTATCCTTGTCAAATATCTTCTGATACCTCATAGCAGTATAGCCACCAGTACCTTCGTACAAAGTTCGTAAAATATTGCTAATCTTATCTTGGTTGAAAAATGTCTTGTTATAGTTAGCTAGTTGGAATACACCCATCTCTTTTACCAACTCCGCAGCTTTGTTAAAATCACTTTGTAAGGCCTTTTCTATTTGTGGCCTAAACTCCGTGATGGACTTCCTCGCTATGGTTTGTTGCAAATTGAATTGCTGAGAAGGTTGTAATATCTTGGACATCCATATTATTTTACAGGAGGCAAATTATAATCTCCTTGTTGTTGAGCATCTCTTGGATTCTGCAACATTGTTAACTCATCGATAGGTAAGTAACCAGCAGGTATGTAGATAGCGTTCATGACATCATCTTGAACAGTATCGTATCTCATTGCTTGTCTTTTTTCGTTAGGTGTAATCCACCATGATTGAGAAAGGATAGCAGATAACTCTTTCATATCCTCTTGCAACTCTGGGAACACAGTAATATCGAAATCAATATAATATCCGCTACCTATTTCACCTTCAAAAAACCTATTGAACGCATCACGAATCAAAACTAATTCAGGAAGTACTACTTGAGTAAGCATTTCCTTTTTAGCCTCTTTCATGTTATTGTAAGTCTTATTATCAGGATCGTTAAATAGTGCAGAGTTAACTCCGTACACATTACACAACTCACGAAGCGTAATCTTCTCTGATTCTAACAACTGAAGGTCAACAGGAGATAATCCCATATTAACCCAACCCAATTTAGCACCTGCAATTAAAATCTTACCAGCATTTTGAATAATGCCTCCTTGCGTTTTAGTTCCGTACTGATTGTAGAAATCTTCTTTTAACTTACCAGCTTGTTCAGGGCCGAAATCATTTGATTCATCTGCATACAAGATACCCTTAGGCCCTTGATTCTGCAACATACCTACAGAGGTATCCTTAGCATCGTTACTGCGTTGAACAGTTCTGTAAGCAGCTTGTAAAGGCGATAGTCCATATAGTTGTTGTCCATTAGTGTTGAAGTAGGGGTTGAAGTATTTTAAGTGGATTACATCTTTAGCATCCAACTGATCCCACCCAACTAATGTGAAAGAGTAGCCTTCAACCCCATTGATAGTACCATCGCTAATGATAGCGACATATTGGGATGGGAGAGTAACAAGTTCAGCAACTTTACCACTAGCTAATCTATTAGCCCATATGTAAGAGTTACCTGTAATAAGTTTATAGCCAATGATATTCTCAATAAACTCAGAGAATGATTGGTATGGATTCGGTCTTTCTAATAATTTGTTTAGCGGACTATCAGCAATCTCATCAACTGCTTTGATTCTCATTAACTCCGCACGAGCAATATCTGCTCCGCTTGATGCGTTAGCCATCATAGATTTATAAGTGTTCAAGTCTTTCTTGCTCTTAACCTTATAAACATAGAATGGAACTGTAGAGATTGTTTTTGAGATACGCTTTATGATAGAATAGACTTCGCTATTGTTATCGTAATCCTGTACGAACTTGGCATAGTCTAAATTTGGGTAAAGCGTTCTACCGCCTATTAAACCACCAAAATCACCAAATGGGTTATTAAGGTTCGTATTTTTTCTAGGGGCTGCCTTTTGTTTAAAAGGATTAACCGCACTTAGTATGTCCGTTAACTTCACTATATGATATTTTTACAAAAGTAACAAATTTTTAACCTAAACCACCCATCCTCTTTTTGCTTTCGCATATTTTGAGTAGATAGCATAACGCATAGCATCCATCAAGTGGTCACGAAACTTAACAGGCTCATCCATTGTGTTGCCATCATGATCCGTTTTCCACTTATAGTTTTTAATCTCATCTAACAAATCTAAAGATTCTGATTTTATAAACAATGGAAATGATTTCACCTTATTAATTCCTGCGAACACATCTTTGGTAGCTGACTTTAAATTAAACCCTGCTTTATTTACCTCAGCTATTGTTTTGGGTTCAGCAGCATCTGCGAATATCTCATCTCTACGAGATAGCCCCATAGACTTTAATCGGTCTATTAGGAGTGAGGTTGACATCTTAGTATCATATATCAGTTGCTCGACATAAATGTCACCATCGAAGTTCTTACACCTTACAAGGGCAGTCTGGTTGTTATAACCAAAGTCAAGGCCGTAGAAAACATCTCCACCCTCTGGAAAGTTCCTTCTTCTTCTCCAATGGCTATAAATCGTAGCTTCACTAATTGCTCTTTCGCCTAATCCATAAACTCTCCAGTATTCGTGGTCAGCATCCTTCAATCTTTCAATCTCGGCAATAATGGTTTTATCTAAAAACGGATTATCCTTGTAAGTCGTGATGGTAAAGTCGGTATCTTCCCTAGGAATGACCTTATCGTAAATCCAAGAGTAATAATCGGAAGGATTATAGTCAAGTACGATTTTATCCGTAGTTCTTAGGGCTAATTGCATCCAAGATTCGTAGTTAACCTCGTTTGCCTCGTTAATAAACAGATAGTGCCTTTTACGACCTCTAATCTTCTGCGGTTGGTCTGTAGATACAAATTCTACCGTATTGCCATTAAGGAAGTATAAGTTCTCTGATTTGTTGTGCTTCTCCTCCGAGTAGAGTTTATACTTCGATAGTATCTCAATAAAATCCCTCATGACCGATCCCTTGATACTTGGCAGGGATGAACGGCAAATTGTTAGGGTTTTACCTCTTTCTTGCAAAAGCTTAACTATAAACCAGGTAAGCACATTGTAAGTCTTTCCTGACCTCGTACCTCCTTGCATAACAGAGATTCTCTTCTTTGAGTTGTTTAGTACCTCAAAGACAACATTGGTGGTTACTTCCATAGAAATAAATTAAAAATTTTGGTTTGCTCAAGACAAAGCTAATCTTTTTGGTTTTATAGGAAAGTAGGGGTTGCTTGTATCTCTCCGACATCAATGTCGGGAACATACACCATAAAGTGCATTATTTGACACTAATGAGTGCATAATGCGTCATAAAATGCACATTCTGATATGCTTTTGTGCATTATATAGCACTTTATCAATCATTCTTGAGCCGTTTATCAATCATTTACGGCTCATTGAGTAAAATTACTCAGTCGATTGAGTAAAGCAGATTTTTATAATTTAAGTACAACAGGATTTTATAATACAACTATCCTAAAAAATCGGACAGTTCACTATCAAAACTTGCAGAGTTTACATTTTTTGATAATAGAGTAGTATTACTCCTATTTTTATACTGTGAGTATAACTTTGCACCTATTTATATTCATTTGCACCTATTTCGTAACAAATCTGCCCTTTATATGTTACAAGATATAACAAGCCCAATTTAAAGAATTAACAAATTCTGTTACAATCCTATATAAATCAGTAACATATCTGCCATAATAATGTTACAACAATTAACAGAGTTACCCCTAACTATGTCACATATTTATATAAATTGGTGACACTAATTCGGATATTGCCCAAGTTTCACTACCGACTTTGGCAAATCTGCATGAATAATTCGGAAAAATTCATGCAATCTAATTAAAGGGCATTTAAAAGCGTTTTAAGACACTCTACCCCTTTTTGGATAGATAGTACTACTGAAAAGCAGATATGCCCTAGAATCGCCTTAAAATGCTAAATAGCCCTATTTTCATATCCTACGGATTTATTCTTCGTAAATATCCATCTCATTCGGTAGTTCTACCTCTTTATCGAACTCGTAAAGTGGAATATCTTGAATATTAGCAGCTTCGGTAGCTGGAACCACGAATCCGCTATCCTCGATGGCAGCATTCTCATCCCCATCTAACTGCTGAACACCATTAGACAATTCTTCTACATGACTAGCCTTTAGGACATTGACAGTAATCTGCTTAACCACATCTCCTTCATGAGCAACCTCTTGCCTTTCGATATAGCCTCTACGCTTACCTTTGGTTTTTAAGAGGAACATTGTGGCCAAGGTATCACCTTTAGCAATCCTTTCCATCAACTTATGCTCACCGAAGTCAAGCATAATCTCCTCAGGCTCTATTTCAGCTAATCTTTGTCTAAACTCAGGATCTTTATCGCACCAGGCCTTATACTGACCTCTACCAACCCCTGCTGATTCACAAGCAATGGTGATATTGCCAAAATTCTCCTTGTAAGCTATGATAAAAGCTTCTTTGCTAATATCTCTGAATTCTGCATTCATATTAATCGTTTTTGGTTACCATTTTTTTGTTCTTTCTCCTTTTCTTGTTATGCAAAATATAAAAAACGAGAAAAATAAAATCATCATACCATCATAGTATGCTTTTACAAATATTTCCATATTATCGGTTCTTTGTTGGTGTTCGGATAGATGTGATATGTACTACCTTCTCTACCTTGATATGGTCAAAGCTAAGCACACTTTCGCACTTAGTACACTTGATGGTATGTTCCCTTATGGAACTATCCCAAACATAATCCTCTGTAGATACTCCGCATTTACATCTGTAAGTTCTCTTGGCTACTGTGTCTTTCATATTACTGGTTTTTTAGTTTGGCTTTTCTGCTCTTAAGCTTCATATCCCTTTTATACCTCTTTTTAGCCTCATCGCTGACCTTTCTCCTATTTTGCTTATCAGGGTTAGGTGTTACACTTAGAGGTCTATTTAAGGCCGTATAGCCCATTAAGGGTAGTTCAACATTATGGAAGCTCATTGCTCCTGTATCAACTCCCTTCTTGTAGCGTTTGTCTAGTTCTCTTTTCGGTATATTCATATTATAATAAATTATAATGGGTTATATGGAAAATAAAAAAAATCAACTTCGTATTCTTCGAATCCAAATATCAAAAAATGTTAAAACAATGGTTGATATCAGAATATTGGAGGGCACAAGGGATCTACGAAAACTTACGTACGAAACAAAGTGGTAGGGGGTCTACGGGGATCTTCGTAGTAATATCCTTTTATAACTCCTTGATTATCAATACCCATTTTAGCTTATAATTACCATTATGTTAAATACGATAACATTCGTAGGGTTTATTACCCCTTATCAGCCCCAAAAATATGTATTTTTACTTTATTGATTGTTTAGGCTCTTTTGTGCCCTAGCTAACAACCTAACATAAATACTTTTATTTAATGTGTATATAAATATACCCATGTAATTATAATATCTAATACTATTATAATTTACTACTTTACTAGTAATGTATATAATTATATAAGTTACCTATAATTGTATATACTAATATAATATATACTACTTTCATCAATTAAACAAATTAACAATATTTTAACTAAATACTTTTAATTATTTTTAATCTTTTTTAACTTTGTATTGATTAAGTCCATATCTTTATGGCTCATTAAACACTAACAAAATGACAAACAAAACACAAAACACCTTTGAATTTCAAAGGCATGAATTGAATTTAAGACTAGCAAAGCAAGGTAAAAGAAAGTATAAATACTTTGTAGCTTATCTTATTATTTTATCCTATGTCAAACTTATCAAATTTTTTAACCTTTAATTTATTATCATGTACACACTTACAGAAACAATTTTGCCCCTTTTATTCATTGGCTTAGTTACCTATTTTGTAGGTACTTTATGCCGTTTATTTATCCACCTTATAATAAATGAATCATGCAAGTAATAACCTTATTTGAATTACTAGCTATAAGCGTAGTTAGTATTTTAGTTTATGCCCTTATTAAAACAATTTACCAAACATTAAAAAATAAATAACATGAAAAAAACATACAAAATAATGGCCTCATCAAGATACGGCAAAGAGGAAATTGATACCGCCGAAACATTACAAGAGGCAAAATACCTAGTTAATGAGTATCGTTTGGCATATGGCCCTGAATTTACTATTTATATTAAATAACCAATAACACAAAAACACATGAAAACAGTATTTAACAATTCAGAACTAGCACACATCTACGCAAATCAAACGCAACAAAGCGGACGCAATTCAAACGGCTCATTTTACTTTGAGGGAAAAACTATTTATAGCTATGGCGGTCACTTTCCTATTGCTAAAATAGTGACAAACGAAAACGGCCTTGAGCGTATGTTATTCACTTATCGCACATATTCAAACACAACAGGAAAACAAATTAGTATTGTTAGAAATGCAACGAGGCAATATAATAAACTTTATTGCCATACTCCGAGCTTAAACCACTCAAGTAATTTTGCAAGTTGGTTGCAATTAGCCGAACACGAGGCGACAAAGTTAATAAAGGCTAAAAAGCCTGAATTATATTTAAACGAGTTAAGCCGACTACATAGCGAGGTTTCCGAGTATGCTCAATTTTTTAACATTGAAATACCCTTAGGCCTTACGGCTGTTTTATCTATTAAGGATAAAAGCGAAAATTTAGAGTATTTAATTAAGAAAAACGAGCTTATAAAATTAGAGTTGGCTAAAAAGCAAAAAGAGGATAAAATTAAAGAGGAGGAAATATTAAAAAAGTGGCTCAATTTTGAAACAAGCCGTATTTATAGCCGTTCCAATTTAGATTTTTTAAGAGTTAACATTAATGAAAACAGAGTAGAAACTACTCAAGCCGTCCAAATACCAATGGAAATAGCAAAGAGGTTATATAATAAAATAAAAACAAATACTTTGCAAGTAGGTGAAAGCGTATTAAATTATAAGGTTAACGAGGTCGGCAATATTATCAAAATAGGTTGCCACAATTTTACAAAAGATTATCTACTTAATTTCGGCTCTAAATTAGCCTAAATTTTAGCCTTTGCTCAATTCGGTGGGTTTATAGGTTCGACACCTACAAAGGCTCTATTTTTAACCAAAATAAACACAAAATGGCATCTTTAAAATTTGTTTACTCGTTTAATGTCATCACTTACAATGATGATTTTAGCTTTATTGTAAAGTCTAAAAAAGAGGTGAAAGTAATCCGCACTAATTTCGAGTCGGCTTACAATTATATCCGCTTAAGGTACCCAATGAATAAAGGGTACTTTTTAGAGTTGCAAAATAGTTGCAGCCTTTACACTTACAAAAACCACCGCAAAGGTTGGTTTGAATATTTAGCCAAATAAGGCGAAATAAGGCGATAAAAAAATAAATCAACACAATGTCACCACCTTAAAAAATGGATCTAAATTTGGGGCTTAAAATGGCCTTAAAACTGATTTTATTGGTATTGTATCAATATGCAATAAAAAATAATTAATGTTTAAACTTTAGTTGTTTATGCAACTATTGTTTATGCAACTAATAGTTAGATCCTATATGGTAGCCAAAAATCCAGCAAAAACCTCCAGCCAAAAACTTGCTAAAAATCCCCCAAAAATCCATGGCAAAAATCTGCTTGATTAACAAAAGATTAACTAAAAAATATTAAACAATAACAAAAACTTTCTTTACTTTTAATCACACAAAAACCTTTATTTATGAACACTAAATTCCATTTGTTACTAGAAAGAAGTGAGTACACTTCTGCCAATGACATTACTAAATTAGAACCATTGTTAAAAGAGTTTGCAATTTCTGAGGGGGAAAAAACCTTTAAGAAATCTGATGTCGTTTCTATCCAGGAAGCAAACGATTACATGAAAGAAGAACTTTGGATTCAAGACAACAAGTACAATGGCGAAGATGTGACCTTTATACATTGGTACAACGAACAATTTTATATCATACAAACAAACTAAACAACATGAAACCTTTAAAATCACAGATTAAAAAAGATGCTGCTTTGTTATTAGATTCATCCATTAATGCAATATTTACAAAATTGCATAAAAAGTATAAAACATCGAGCGGTGACATATCGCCATATCAACAATATGTACTTGATGATGTTAAAGAACAATTACTTAATATTTTTGGTGACCAGGTTTTTCAAAATATCGATTTTAATAAAAACAATATAAAAAAACTAAACAGAGATGAATTAATCGAGATGGCTTATTCATTAGACTGGAATGGTTCTTGGGATTCTGATGAGGATGGCCAAAAACCTATTACTAGAGAAGAGTTAATTCAATCAATTACTAATTTAATTTCACACCACTAAAAAATAAACAAAATGGAAACAATTAGAGATTTACCAATGATTTTAGAATTTAACGATGAACCAATAGCAGATGCCAAAGGCAGAAGTTTGGTAAAAGGCGATTTAGTAGTATTAAGCGATGCTTTCGGATTAGATAATGATGAGCTTATGCACGATATAGGTGACATATTCCAATTCGTTGGTGGATTGGATGATAATATCGGATGCTTTATACATTGCAAGTACAATGTAAGAAGCGATTTTTTTGCTGATAGGACATTATTAATTAACAAACAATTACAATAAACAATTAAATTAAACAAAATGAACAACACAAAACAAACAAAAAAAGTAGTTATTAGCACAAGAGTAGTTTATCACAAAATTGCAGAGGTCACTATTGAAGTACCTATTGAAATTCCTAACGATGAAGTTGATGAGTATTTAATAAACAATGATGTTTATAGTTCACAACTTGAAATTAATTTAGCTAAAGCCGAATTTGAGGGAGGCCTTGGGTTAGATGATAATTTTGATGATGAAGAGGCGGAAGAGGAAACTAGATTTGATGTTTATAATTCTAAAGATGAGGTTATTTGGGGAGGTCATTGTTAAAAATTAAATATGCAGATACTAGAACTATTCGCAGGTAGTAAGTCCATTGGTAAATGTGCCGATGGACTTTTCTTTGAGTCTTTCTCAAGCGACATTGAACAATTCGGAGGCATCGATTATGTTACCGACATACTCAATTTTGATGTGACAAAAATCCCTTTTAAGCCAGATGTGATTTGGGCATCTCCGCCATGTACTGCCTTTAGTGTAGCCGCCATCGGTAAGAACTGGACAAAAGTTGGCGATGACTACCTACCTAAAAATCCTAGAGCAGAACTTGGCCTTATCCTAGTCCAAAAAACCCTCGAAATAATAGAGCATTTTAAACCGACCTATTTTTTCATAGAGAATCCTAGAGGGATGCTACGGAAGATGCCCATCATGGCTCATCTTAAAAGGCAAGGAGTTACCTATTGTCAGTATGGAGATACAAGGATGAAACCAACCGACATATGGACTAATAGCGATAAATGGATTCCTAGGCCTATGTGTTCTAACGGATCTCCATGTCACATATCAGCACCAAGAGGCTCAAGAACAGGCACACAAGGGCTTTCTAATGCCTATGAAAGAAGCAAGATTCCAGAGGATCTTTGTATTGAGATATTGAAATCATGTATAATTTAACGATTCATTAACAAAAAACCTGCTAAAAATCCTTAACAATAGCAAAAATTTCTTAATTTCACCAAACAAAACTAAAAACACATGAACCAACTCAGCTTTATTAAAACAGACAAAAGTACCATTGTTAAGAATGGTCGCAAAAAATTCGCAGAGGTCACTTACAACAAAAACCCCGATTATAATTATTGCATATGGATTAATAGGATGTGCTTATCGGGATACGCTACTGAAGAGATTGCAATGCAAAGAGTAAATTCTTTGTATCAGGAGCAATTAGACTTTATTAATCATTTAAGAGCACAAATTAATAACTAACCAAAAAACCCATCTATGAGTTTCGAATTAATCACCGCCAAGTATGATTGCAGATGCAGTCTGACTGGCAAAAACTTCAGTCGTGGTGACCAAGTCTACTACAACTACGAGGCAAAAACCTTTCTTGATCCTGTGTATCACGAGAACATTATGAGTCAGCAAAAATCTCGTGGGGCACAATCCTACTTTGAACGACACAAAAAACTTAACAAGATTTATCCTAACACATAAAGCACTATCCCTACTAATTAAACAAATTATAATCGTTAGTGGGTTATCCCAATGGGAGTAGGGATATTTTTAACACCAAAAACTCAGCAAAGCTGACTAAAAACCTTAAACACATGGCAAAATTTGAGTTCGTTACGGAAACCAATCCAGTAACACAAGCAGTAATTTATTACACTAGAAAAGATGAATTATTTATGGAGAATAGCTTAAGTCATAACAAGGACAAGGCATATGACAGATTCATAAACATATCTAGTGGAGTAAAGACTGAACCTATTGTGCAAGTAATAGAAACTAGATATTCAATCACCCAATAAAAATCTGCAATCGTGCACCCAACCCCATCACATCTAAAACAAAAAGGGCTTCGTGACTATTTTATGGTCACAATAGATGCCCAAAGGATTAAAAAGGATTACCTCTATCGTGGTATGTTTATCCATTGGGATAGCAAAAAACCCCTTGATAAGTTCTACTACTGGAGAGGAGATTATTTCACATCTATTGAAGGAGCAATGCGTTCAATCGATAGACATTACAAACTATATAAAAAACTAAAAAATGCTGATTAGAGATTATCGTGCCCTATTAAAATATGGCGATATAAAAAAGATTTGTGAGGTTACAGGTTATTCACCCTACCTAATAAAAACTCGTTTAGCTGCGGCTGATGAGGAGATGATAGAAGTTGTAGAAGCCTTCTACGCAAAAAAGATTGAACAACTTAAAAACTCTATCTATGAACATCAAGAATAAAATGGACTACTGGGCTATACCTTCTATTCGTAAGACAAAGCTCAACCCAAGACAAAGAGAGGCAGTTGCTAATGAGATTATAGCCAAGGTCTGTACCTATTACAACATCACTAATGAAGAGATTAGAGGTAAAAAAAGATACAGAACACTTGTAATGGCTAGACATATGTCTATGTATCTAATAAGAACTAGAGTTAAGTTAAAGCTTAAATCTATTGGCGATTTGTTTGGCCGTGACCATAGTACTGTTATGCACGGCATAGCATCTATACAGGATCAATCCGATGTAGATGAGTTAGTTAGTACTGACATAGAAAACCTTATCAATATTTTATAATCAAAACACCAAAAACTATGAGTGATTTTTCAAAATGGAGTGAGCAAGAACAAAGATTGTTTGTTGCTAAAATTATCCACAACATCAACTATTCACAGAACAATTTAGTGCTAATGCAATCATTAGTAAACCTATGGGATGCTTATCCTATTCGTGAAGCAGTATTTTTTACACAAAATTTAATCAACCAAAAAACCCTACAAAATGGAAATGCAATTAACTAATCCTTCGTATGAATTAATCAACAAGGATTCTATGCTTAAACTATCAACAGAACTATCTCAGTTGATAAAAGAGAAAGGCTTATCATCTAACATCCAAGGTAAGCAATTCGTGAATGTAGAAGGATGGCAATTCGCAGGTGCTTCACTTGGATTAATGCCTATTATCACATCAACTCAAGATTTATCAAATGAAACTGCTATTAAATATATGGCGACTTGTGAGGTACGCAATATTACGACAGGTCAGCTCGTTGCTACTGGTATTGCCTTATGCTCGAATGCCGAAAAAACTAAAAGATACTTTGATGAATATGCTATTCTTAGTATGGCACAAACAAGGGCGATTGGCAAGGCTTATAGGAACTTACTTGCTTGGTTGATGAAGGCTGCTGGATTCGAGGCGACACCTGCTGAAGAGATGGACTTTGCAGATGCGAAAGCAGATGCTAGGGCTAAAGAGGAAACACCTACCAAAAAACCTAAAGTAGTTGAGGTAGTAGCAGAGGAGATTCCTGTTGAAATAGATAGAGTGAAACTTCTTAATGAAATAGGTGCTATAACTAGGATGAAAGATTTAACAGAAGTATTTTTTTCACATAAAGCTTACATTGAGAATGATGAATTTTTAATGAACCTAATGAAAAGCAAAAAAGAATCGCTAACAACAAAAAAGAAATAATATGAGTAATTTACTACCATCTATTGAATTAAATTCAATTACACCATCCAAATTTAGCATAGAATTACTTAAGCAAGTAGTTGTATCACATTTCAGAGAAACAGGCGAGAACCCCCTTGAGATGCTCGTTAAAGCAGAAGCATTAGTACAGTTGCTAGAAGGAATTAGAGCTGAATTAAAAGAAGATGTTATTAGTCAGTTAGACTTGCATCCTCAAGGCAAGGCAATCGTGCTTGATGCTGAGATTAGCAGAATAGAATCAGGAGTTAAGTATGCCTATGATGGTGACCATACATGGCTTAAGTATAACCAAGAGCTTGAGGCTATTAAGTTTAAGCAAAAGGAAAGAGAGTCTTTACTTAAGACTATTAAAGAGCCATTGGTTGATCCTGAAACTGGCGAAATGATTTACCCTGCTCCTAAGTTCAGTACGACTACTTTTAAAATATCCTTAAAGAAGTAATATGAAAGTATTAGCAATCATTAAGTTTTTCTTTATAGCAGTACCAATAGCGGTGCTGCTATTTATAATCTGTGAAACTTATTTTAAAATCAAAGCAATAAAACGATTATTTTGATACTACAATTAGAACAAACAATAGATGTTTTAACCCCACTAGGCTATGGAAAAGCAATCGCATGGATTGATTACGGAACTGATACTAACACCATATGGAAAGTGGTGTGTTACGATACAGGAAGAGTGCGTAACTTTTACGATGATGACATACTCGTTTACCCAAATGAAATGGATGGCGGTAAGGTAGATGAGAATTATTTTTCTAAAAGGGAGTTCCATGAAACAAACCAATCATTTATCAAGGGCCTAAAAAACCACTTTAAACCCAAACCAGATGCCGAATGAGATTAAAGGATTAGAGAACTCTATTCCAATTAGAATGGTATATACTGACACTATGGAAGAGGTGCTATTTAAGTCGGCAGCTGCGGCTAGTCGTAAGACTAAGATAGCATCACAAGTGATTCGTGAATCACTTAACCCTGTTGCTCGTAAGCGTTTTATAGTGGATAATAGGAGAGTAGTTTTTAGGATATCTAAGGAAGTTTAGTATATTTGCTCTGTAATATGCGACATTACAAAAAAGAGTTTATTGGGCGGAAGATGAACAGGAAGTCGCATTTCCTGTAAGTCTGAAGCCCTTTTTTTATTTTTATGAATCATAATTGGTTTGCAGTCCTTCCTGCACAGGTTTTATTAAGCAAGGTGCTTACAGATAAGCAAAAGTTGTTAATAGCTTTAATATCTAATTTAAGTAACGAAAGAGGCTATTGCTTCGCATCAAACAGGTATTTAGGTGAGTGTTTAGATTGTGGTGAATCTACGATTAAAGACCACCTTAAGAAGCTTGAGGATATGAAAATACTTGGTAGGATTATTAAACTAAAAGAAAATGGTGATTTTGACTTTAGATCCCTTGTAATTAACATAGAGATACCTAGGTCAGAAAACAAACCCACCTCAGCCAGAAAATCGGCTAACCCCTCAGCCGAAAAACTGGCACATAATAATATAGTTATTAATAATATAGATATAATACCTAATAAGATATATAACGACAAGCAATCTTTTGTTTCTAGGTTAGATGAACTAAAGGATAAACTAGGTAACCAATATGATTCTTTTTTATCTTACTGGACAGAAGAAGATGCAAAAGGAAAGATGAGATTCCAAGACCAAAAATTCTTTGACATAAGTAGAAGAATAGCTACATGGACAAAAAACTCTAAAAACTTTGAACCAGTAACAACACAAAACACCAAAATAAAACTAAAATGACACCAAAAGAAAAGGCAAGGGAATTAGTAGAAGCTATGGCATTTAGTTGCAGAGAATGTGATTATGAATCTAAAGCTAAACAATGTGCATTAATAGCAGTAGAGGAAATAATTAATTCAAGTCCTTTAGAACCAGCACATCCTTATGATTATGTAATTGCAGAAAGAGAGGCTATGGAATTTTGGCAAGAAGTTAAAAACGAAATAAACAAAATATAATGCAAGTAATCAACCTGCCTAAAAACACAGAGATTGAACGCAATATCCTAGGCTCGTTATTAATCGACAAAAAATCTTTGTCATTAGTAATCAACTACTTAAAAGAGGATATATTCTACGACTATAAGCATAAGCTTGTATTCAGAACGATTAGAGAGATGTACGATAAGAATATCCCAATAGATATTACTACACTCTACCAACGCATCGTAGATGCTAAACAAACGGATCAAGTAAATGCCTACTACCTTTCTGAGTTAACTAAAGATGTGGTATCAACTGCTCACCTAGAAGCCCATATAGAGTTAATAATAGAACTCTATAAGCGTAGGATGTTGGTGGTGCTGGGTGGAGAGCTTGTGGTTGGGGCGACCAATGGCGAGGAAGATACCATAGACTTTATGTCTGAGGTATCCAAAAAACTCATTCAGCTACAAGAGTTTGGGAATATCTACGAGAAGATGATGGAAGATATTATTTTATCAATCAATTATTCTCGTGATATGGCTCAAAAAGGAGGTTTATTGGGCTATAACACAGGTTTTAATGAGCTAAACAATACCCTATGCGGATGGGTTAAGCCTGACCTAGTAATCGTAGCTGCAAGACCAGGGATGGGTAAAACCGCCTTTATGCTTTCAAGTATCTACCAACTAGCTTGTTTAGATAGCGTTCCTGTGGCCGTTTTTAGCCTTGAAATGAGCTCCGAACAGTTAGTTGAAAGGTTAGAGTCAATCGGCTCTGGGCTGCCCTTAAAATGGCTTAGAATGAATACTTTGGATGCTACACAAAGAAAGGTTTTACTAAAGACAGATGACTTATTATTAGCTTCCCCCATACATATTGAAGATATGGGCGGTATAAGTGTAACCCAACTCCGAGCAAAAGCCACCATCTTAAAGCAAAAGTATGGAATCAAGGTAATCTTTATCGACTACCTCCAACTTATGAGTGGTACAGGCAAATCAAACCAAAACAGGGAACAAGAGGTCAGCTACATCAGTAGAAGCCTAAAAGCCCTCGCTAAAGAGTTGGAAGTACCTATTATCGCCCTATCTCAATTATCTCGTAGGGTAGAAGAAAGAGGAGATAAGATGCCTCAGTTATCTGATTTAAGAGAATCAGGTTCTATCGAACAAGATGCTGATGCAGTTATTATGCTTATGCGACCACATTACTACGAGATGACAGAAGCTATTGAGATTGGTGGTAAAGAGTATTCTCCTAGCGATTTAGTGGTTTGTAAGGTTGAGAAGAATCGCCACGGATCAACAAAAAATATAGCATTAAGATTTTTACCTGAAACAATGAAATTTGAAGATTATCAATAAACAAAACAAATAATATGAAACAAGTGTATGTAAGCAACAATCTCGGTGATCCGTTAGAATACGATTACGACTTAAAGTATGAGGATGGCAAAAGAACTTGCCTATATTCTCGTAATAGCGAATGGGCTGAATATCTGCATGGTCAAAAAGCAGGATTGATTAAAGATATTAAAGATGGGTTTTTAATTAAGATTGGCGATAAAAAAATAGAATTAGACTACTCCGATATGCAAGTACTAAAAATCCTTTTATTAGCAGATACAAATGATGTAGATTACTTTGAGATTAGAGAATCAATAACAATTAAAGCATGGCCAAGGGATATAGAAACAGGAGAAAGTTTGAGATAGAAGAAGCCAAGGCTAAGGATGGAACTTACCAAGCTATTAAGCTATTTGCTAAGAGCACCAAGGTTATTGTTATTCATCAAACAGAAGCACTAAAGAAAAAGTATTTCCTACTTGAGTACGAAAATAATGGTGTACCTAGTGGCATAAGTGACACAAGAGCAGAATTTTTTGCATTTAACCTTGATTTAAGGGATAGAATAGTTTTTATAAGAGCAGAGTTCTTAAGGGTTAAAGCAAGGAGATACTGGAGAATAGGTGAGATAAAAGTTAAGGATGGAATCAAGTATGTTAAGATGCCAACAGAAGAACTAATCAGGTGGTACTGACAATATATTAATAATATATTGTAATTTTGGTACATGGCCTACATATCTGCAAGTGATTTAACGAAGATGATGATGGATTATCTAAAGGATAATGGCAATGAAGTATGGAGGAATAATAACCTTGCAGTTAGAGGCAGAGCATTTATAGGAAGGAAAGGAGTTCCTGACATCATTGGTTATAGTAAGAAGTATGGTCACTTTGTTTGCTGCGAGATTAAAGCTATTGGTGACAGACTCTCTTCGGATCAGATGGTGTTTTTAGAGCAGTTAGCTATGGCAGGAGGAACTGCAATGTTATGTCAGCAGATTAGAGATGAATCAATAATAGTTAAAATATATAATCAAGATGGCGAAAGTCAAGACTGGGAGTTCATCAAAAGTGAGCTTCGGCTCAAGGAAACGAGGTAGAGCAAAGAAATCATTTAATAAACATAGTCCTAGGCCAAAAAGTTACATAGGCCAAGGTCGTTAAAACAAAGTAAAATGGAAAAAGTAGAAATAGAAAACAAGATAGAGAAAGCACCTAAGACAGTTAAGAAAGCAAAGGATGAGTTTACACAAGAAACCTATGATTTTTTGCATCAGGTGTTAGTAGATTTTGCAATAGATACAAAGCATAGACCTCAGCTTAAAGTAATCTTACAGAACGCAAAGGCAGAACCAAAGAATAACAGTAGTATTTAATAACCAAAAATAAATAACATGGCAGCAGGTAAAGAAAAGATTTTCCTAGGAAGGTCACAAACAATGAAAACGGCATTTGGGGAGTTTAAGAAAGTATCATTCGGCCCAGATGATTTAAAGAAGATGAATGATTTTGCAGCAACTAATAATGGTTGGGCTAATATCCTTATCAAAGAAAAGAAAGGTTCTACACCAGGTGAAGCAGGTTTCTATATTGAGCTTGATACTTGGGTTAAAGATGGCCAACCAGCTAAAAATTTACCATTTTAACAAATGATTATGAAAACAAATTACAAAGATGTGGTGGTTAATTTACTAATTTTGCTCGTAGGGGTTTATCTACCATTTGCATTTATTGTAAATGAGTTTAATCCTTTGCATTGGAATTGGTTTAGTAGATCATTATATGTACTTACTTTAGTAGGTTTAATTACTTACGCTATAAAGGAGTATAAACAAAAATAGTTTTGTGTGTTTTTTTGAAATAAAGGTAAGCTCTGTCGTTTCTACGATGGAGCTTTTTTATACTAAAAACCCCCCAGATTTTACCTGAGGGGAAACCAAAACACCACCAACTATGAGAGAGCTTCTTATGTTTGCCTATTTGTTTTATCGTAGAATCTAGTTAACACCGTTCCGTATAAAGCCTCTTGATATCTCTTAATAAAAGAGTCTGAGCTCTCATCTATGTAGAAGTAGTCCTGTGATTGCATATACACATAGCACTTATCTTTATCCTCTTCATCATCTGTAACGGATTCAACTAAATGAATATTTATCCAAGCATCTGATGGCTCTGTGCCATCACCATACTCGTAGCTATCATCTTCCGTTAATTGAGTTATTTGAAGTAACATTTAATATGCTATGTTTTATTATTGTTAACCTAAGCTTTTGAACTATTAAATTCAATCTTACTTCCAACTCATCCCTTTTTTTCATCAACTCATCGATTTCTAGTTCCGCTTTGGTCTTCATACAAATTTACGCTTTAATTATTATAGAAATAAAAAGTGCACACATCATTGATTATCAATGAAATATACACTTATGTTATAACGGATTTAACCTACTTTTTGCTTGGAAGCCTTACTATCTTGCTTCCTAATGGCATGGGTACAAATATAGCAATTCTACCGCCATCTAAAACAACTCCACAACCTAATGTTGGTCGTTTGGGGAAAGGTCGTGAATACTCCATTGCGTAGGCATTAATATCTATGCCACAACCCACATTCATACCGAATATCATATCCTTGTCACTTGAGGAGTACAAAACTCCCCCAAAGGAGTGAATATGACCTATTACAGTTGATTGTCTTGCATCTCTTGCTCTATTGATTGCACCTGCTTGTCCTGATGATCCTGTACCATGGGTATATAGAACACCATCTATTTCCCATTCTAAGCTCCATTTCCAGCCTCTAGGAGCTTCCCAAGCATCTTCATAGGACTTGATAAATCTCTCTGGTAATCCGTTCGCTAATGCCTTTCTTTTGTGTAGGGCACTATGGTTACCTATACATACTTTTACATTAGGGAAACGCTTGTACCAAATGTTAAGTTGTTGCATAGCCATAATAGCCTCCTTAGAAGCAGACTCCCCATTAGGGTTATGCTCATGGAAGCTAATCGCATGATTGTCCACTTCATCTCCTATGTGGACTATTTCGGTACATTGAAACTTGTTGAATACCTCATAACAAAAGTCGAGGTACTTAGGATGGCAGAAAGGAAAATGGGTATCGCCTATGACACCCACATTTTTGGTTTTGCTCATATTGGTTGGTTTGGTTAGTAAGTCGAGTAAGTAGTCTTGCCGTTTACTTTGGTTGCTCTCAAAGTTTGCTTTCTATTGTCTTTCCCTCTGTATCCTACATGAACCCAATCAGGCTTCTCTTTATTACCGAACTCCCAAATTAATTGGTCGTAATCAAGATTGTCCTTTATGTAATTAAAGATGTCAGTATTACTTACCTCTCCACCATGTCCATCCATATCTATATCTGCCGCACGGCCCTTGCAATGATCTGAATTTAAACTGCCTCCAATGAAATGGTTAAGGTCAGCACTTCTGTATCCACTAGAAATATTAATAGGGCCAAACTTTGCTCTAATAGGTTCTAGTACCTTCTCGCATAAAGTCTTTATGTTTTCTAAATGCTCAGGTGTTGGGTTATTACTAACTCCTTCACGCTTTGCTGACTCACTCCTAGTGAACTCGCATAAGTCAAAATGTGCTGATAACTTCATAACTATTTTTTAAATACTTTCTCTACTGTTGTTAAGCCTAAACAACCAAACGCTAACAAAGCTACTGATTCTACAAGTATTGTCGAAGGAGCAGTATGTTCATCACTAAAACTATTGTGGTACATAGTAACGCATAATGATATTACGCATAGTAAACCACATAATCTTTTCATGCTTAATCTTCCGTTATCTTCCGTAAAAAACTGTTTCATATTAATTTCCTGTTGTATCTACTTTAGTCTTACCCCAAAAGCTTTTCTTCTCTTTTATCTGAATAGTATCATGAATGTAAATAGTATCTATTTTTATCTTCATTGCACTTATGTCATTTTTAAGCTGCTTATTCTCGTTAGATAATTGTGCTATCTTGTTAGTAGTAGTTATTATTAGCTTGTCTTTAGTCTTATCTGCTTTTATTTGAACCTTTTTATTATGTTCTAGTGTCTTACTAAAATCACTCATTAACTGTTTAAACTCTCTGTCATCTTTAGTTAATTTAGGTTCTTTAACTCCTTCTACTTTAACATATCCTATTAAGGTGAAGATTGACAATAATGAAAAGAATAATAATTTCATGGCTATTATTTTACAGATTTTTTAATAGCTCCTAAGTCTTGTAGTGTTTCTAGTTTAGTACTAGTAGCACTTAAAGCAGTCTTACACTCTATTAGGGCTTGTGTTTTTAAGGAATCCTTATGCTCAAGGTTGGTTATTCTGTATTCCTGGCTTTGTATTTGGCCTTTGAATGTGCTTTTAATATCTACATACAAATAGGATATACCTATAAGTACAACGAATAATGTACCCACAATAGGGTTTTTAGCGAAATCTTTGAATGATATAGGTAATGGGTTTGCTCCCAAGATACCTTCTTTTTTTACTGCCATTTTACTTTTTTCCTATTTTAAAGTAGATACCACCAGAGTACCCAATATTGTAATTTTTATTAATATCTACGCTAAGGCCTATTAGAGCCTTATTTTTGACACTTAGCATCAAGGAAGGACTTAGTACCTCCAAGCCTACAAGTGGTCTGTATGAGCCTCTAATGCCCCAATAAAGGGTATTAGTCGGTTTACTAGCGTAGAACTCTCTTACAACGATGGTTTTTTGGGTTATATCTGCCTTAAAGCCTCTACTGATGATCCTATTTTGGCTGATAGTATCATCTATTACAAAGATATTAGAATCTTTCTTAATAGTGTCGGAATAAGCCTTTACTTGGTTATAATCGGATATTATGCGTATCGTATCGGATATATGCGTATATAAGGTATCTATAACCTTGTATGGTATAGAATCTCCTTTTCTGTACCGATTTATGTACACTTTTGCATATAAGGTATCGTGTATGGTTTGTACCTTCTTATATTTAGACAAGTCAAGAGGAGTCTTTATATAGGTAGGTTTAACAAAAAAATATAGCCATAACACGAGTAGTACTATGGCTATGAACAAAATATTGTCCTTAATGAACTTCATTATAACTCTTCCTCTTCTTCTTCTGTTATAAATGCGATACCTGTTGTCCAATCTTGAAGGAATGTAAATTCTTTAAGTCCTGAAGAATTAACCACATTAATCGGTGTAAAGTCAAACTCCTTCTCCCCTAGTTCTTTAACTTGAGCAGTTAGCTTTTTGATACTTTCTTTAGTAAACTTGTAACCACCTTTTTCATCCAATAATAAAATGTCTTTATCATCGGTTGATGCGTTATCAAGGCGGAGTTCTTCAACTTGGGCTTGATAGCTTTCGTGGTAGGATTTGACTTTTTCATAAATCTTAAATAATTTCTTTTGAACTTTAGTTTCTTGTGAACCAATAACCGCATTAATTGATGCGACTAGGGTGTTGAGTTGTTGATATTTCATTTGATTTGATTTTTTACAAATATAGTTAATTGTTATAGGTTTTCTTTAGTACCATTTTTTTCTTTTTTCATCATCAGTTTTTAATCCTATTAATATTGCTATTATAAAAATTATTATTAAAGGTATTGCTGACATATGTTAATTGTTATAGGTTTGGTTGTTCATCAAAATAATAAAGGTCTAAATCATTTTGGCAATCATAGAGGTAGTTAGCGTGTAGTTCATCTGCTATATACAAACCAACATCTTCTACTTTTTTACATACCTCACAAGGACAAGTTGATGCAGTTCTATAAACCTTCTTGCCTATCCTTTCTTTATACCATTCTAAATCATGCTTGTCCATAGGTTATTTGTTTTCTTTTAAATAATATTCAACCACCTCAATAGAATCAAATTCCTTTCCTAATGGATTTTCCCACATAAAAAACCCTTCTATATCAGTACCTGTTGAATAATGTTTTAGCACCCATCTTAAAAGCATAACCAAATCTCTTTTTTTATTCTCCACTTCTTTTTTAGCAAAAAGTGGTTTATTTTTATTCCAAGCAGATTGTTTTGATTCCATTTGCCAAAATTAGTACTATTCGGTTACAATTTCATCTAATGGAGCATCTTGTCTTAAATCCGCTAAAATTGAATTTAAAGGTTCAGTAGGTTCGGTAGGCACTATTACTTCAGGTACAGGCGGAACATAATCCCCAATGATTGTAAGGTTAAGTACTTCAGGTGATGCACTCCAAGTATAGGCATACTCATCGTTGTTACCCCACGCTTGATACGCTTCCCCTGTCATATCAAGATTACCACTAGCACATACTCCCATATTTTCATCTAATAAAGCGTAGTAGAATTTAGCATACTTAAATAACTCTCCACCAATAGGGTAAAGAGTAAAGATTGTTGCGGTTACTGATTTTCCGTTTATCCAACTTTGGATAGGAGAAATTTGTTTCATATTTTATATTTTAGAATTGACTTAAAAAAACATCTTTGCTTGTCATCATTAATGCGGTTTGAACACCTGATGCGGTGGTATGGTCAGTTATGTATTGTGAAGTACATAATCTTGTATTATCCCCTGTTGGTATTGTTACATCAACTGTATATAAGCCTGTAACACCTGCACCATCTCTTAATGCCGCACCTGATATTAATTCATTACCTGCCGTTCCATTCCAAGTACTTGCCATATTATTTGTTTTCTAGTTCTTTAATTCTTTGTTCCAATGCGTACACTTTTGCAACTAATACCTCACGATAAGATAGGCTTAACATATCATCACTACCTTTTGAAATAGCACTATCTAATATGCCAATAAAATCTTGAGCATAATAACCTAATTCAACTTTTCCGTTTTTAGTGTAAAGTTTAGGGGTTATTGATGCAATGCCTTTTGTTTGGTAGTTATCTTGGATAAGTGTTTTTAATCTACTATCACTTGACTCAAAAAATGATGTTGCGGTAACTGATGAAGAAAATGTAGCTGCTTGATTAGAAGCTAATGTTAAACCAAGTGTTCCGTTAGTATGAAATTGTAAATCGTTTGTGCCATTTCTTATTCTACTTACTGAACTACTATTTGATGATTGCATTGTTACATCACAGTTACTATTGGCAGTACTAATAGCCAATGAAACAGGTGTTCCCGAATTCCCACTAAACCTTCCTGTACCATTAACATCTAGCAAGTATGTAGCTTCCGTAGGTGTTCCTATTAGTAATCTCCCTGCTGCCGTTAAGGTCATTGCTTGGGTAAAGGTTATAGCGTTACCTGCCGTTCCTGAAGGAGCGTTTCTCCAAGCGTGCTGCCCATTATATTGGTAATAATCAGTAGCGTTTGAAGTTTTAATGTATTTGTAATTTCCATCGTAATAATAATTACCACCAACACTAACATAACCTGTTAATGAGCTTATACCCCAAACACTTCCATCAGCCATTTGTAAAGGCTTTGAATTACTACCCCACGCACTCGGTGTAACTCCTAATCCTAAATTGCCTGAATCAGTAATTATTAATGCTTCACTTGCATTTCTTGTTCCTATTGCTAAATAACCTTGAGGAGATGCACTTGACGCTACTGCTAATTTCCAAGTTATATATGCGGCTGTTCTTTGAGTACCTGCTGTATCTTGTGCAGTAAATTGAAGATTACCACCTATACCATTAGCGGCAGTACCGCTTGATGCTCTGCCAATTTGCATTATACCAATAACTCCACTTGTAGTTGCATCAGTTGATAAAGTATTAAGAATAAATGGAGATGCTGCTGCAATACCTATACCAATTCCTGTTCCATTATCATTAACGATACTATTCCCTATTGTACTTGCACCTGTAAATTTAGGTAGGTAGTTGGTAGTAGGTGAACCACTTGTATTTACATAACCTGTTAAAGAAGGTATATCACTTGTAAGAGCTAATGTTCCTGTTGCAGATGGGAATGTGTATTGATAAGGTAAAGTTCCACTAAAATAAAAACTATTTGAATATGTATCAAAGTCAATATTTATACCCTTGTTTCCCGAAGCCGAATAAGCAGAAAGTCCAACATAACCTGCTAAACTTGCTGAAACATTATTTTTTAATATTACCCCACCATCAAACTTTGTAAAAGTAGAAAATGTTTTTGCCCCTCCTATTGTTTCCGTGCCTGTATTATGAACAACCGCTGAATCTAAAGCATAAGTACTATTATCATAGCTAATGGTAGTGCCTGAAGCCTTAACAAATCCTGTACCATTTAATTGTGGTTGTTTAAGATTAAAAGTATTCCAATCAGTTGAAGATAAATAACCATTAGTGCTTGTAGTAGCCTGTGCAATCGTTATATTAGGCGTTGTACCACCACTTGAACTTAAAGGTGATGTAGCAGTTACCGCAGTAAGATACCCTGTTAAATCGCTTGTAAGGGCAATCGTTCCTGTTGCATTAGGGAAAGTAAAAGTATATCCTGTCGCAGATGGCAAAGTAAATGAATTACTAATACCACCACCACTTGTGAACTTTAATCCATTGGTCAATCCACCTAAATTCATATATCCTGCTAAAGAGTTACTTGAAGCATTTTGTAAGAATATGCCTCCGTTGTTTTTAGTAGCATCCGAGAAAGTCTTTGTACCACCAACTGTTTCATTGCCTGTATTATGAACTACTGCTGAATCTAAAGCGTATGTGCTTGAATCAACTGTGCCATCAGCCTTTAAGAACTGACTTGATGTGCCACCACTCTTTACTAAAGTAGTTGCGTTTAATGTACCTATTATCGTTGCTGCGTTTCCGCTTCCACTTGTCTTGTTTATGTATAATCCTTCGCCATTACCACCTTTAGTAATATTCAAAGCAATTCCTGCACCGCTTGAATGATTGATAGCAAATGTATCACTACCACCATTTGATGTAAAAGAACCTGTTGCTCCTGTAATAACATCAGCAGTCAAATTAAATGTACCTAAATCAACATTTGCAGTTGCACCTGTGTAGGGAACATAGCCTGTTAAAATAGGAATGTCCGATGTTAGTGCAATAGTACCATTTGCGTTAGGTAAGGTATAAGTTCTAGCAGTATTATTTGTTAATGAACCTAATTCAAAACTTGCTTGTTTATAATTTGTACCATCAACATCCGAAATAAATGTATATTTTGTTGAATTTGCATTAATACTATTATAACCTACAACATTGCCAAGAAATGTAGTACCTTGTTTTAATATCAAATAACCACTTAAAGTTCCACTACCACGAGCAGTATATCCTACTGAATCAACACCTGAAGCAGTTAAAAGAAAAGCACCTAAATCTACTGAAGTAGTTGCTCCTGTATATGGTACAAACCCTGTTAATATAGGAAAGGTTGTTAAGTTTCCTGCTCCGTTTACATATTGTAAATTAGTTCCGTTGAATCCTATGTTAATCGTTCCGCTTGTAGTAATTGGTGAGCCTGTGATGTTTAAACTATCTCCGCTTTCAGTAACCGCAACACTAGTAACTGTTCCTGTTGCTCCTGATGCCCTTTGCCAAATGCTTCCTGAATATATGGCTTGGTCTCCGTTGAAAAATGTAATCGGACCAGCCCCAAAATTAAAGGCAGTTCCGCCAACCGCTGCACCTTCAACTAAATATACATCCCCCTGATTTCCTGTGCCATTTACTAAAGTCGGTGTATTTGTAGATACATTCCAAGTACCTTTGTACTCCATAACCGAGTTAGGTAACTGACTTACTAATATTTTACCATTTACATCAAGTCTTGGCACACCATTTGCAACATCAAATCCTAATGAAGTCAATACCCCACTTGTTCCAATAATTACATCTTGTAAATTCCTCACTTTCGCACCTCCAGTAATTTGTATCTGTTGACTCATTCTATTTCTAATTAATTATTTTACAATCATTCTGACAAACTCATCCACTTCTAGTGGTCTTGCCGTTGCAAAGGTAAGAACTCCTGTGGCACTATTAAAGGTAACATTCTCATCCGTTGGTACACCGCTTGTAGCTATCGCTCTAACCTCTACACCACCTCTTGTAACCGATATACAAGTACCTCCGATTGCACCTGCGAAAGTCACACTTGTTTCACCACCTGCTGCCGTATAAGAAAAACTATTCACGCTTGAAGTTGATATTGTAGAACCTCCGTCTATGACTTGAGTTCCTGTTATTGAATAAGCACCTGTTCCTTGTAGGTTAGCTGAATAAGATGAAGCGTTCTCCATTGGGCCATTAATGTCTAAAGAAACTATGTTACAAGTTCCTGCAATAACAGAATAGCCATAAGTACCACTTCCGTCAGCATTATCGTTATCTATTGAAAATCTAACCTCTATTGATTGCTTGTTTTGAAGCTTATTCAATAAAGACAAATAGGAATAACCTGACAAGGCAATTAGGCCATCTACACTTACATCCCAGTTTATTTGAGAGCCTATGTACTCTTTGTATGAATTAGAGGCGTAAGTAGTAATCTCATTCTGATCTACAGAAGTACTAAAAGTACAATTAGTTGAAGCTCCAAACGGAGTTCCTAATGGTATAGTTGTAGTCACTTGAGCTACATTACTAGATTGAGTATAAAGGGTAATTTGGTTGGTAGTTGTACCTGCGTAAATAACCTTAATTAGAAGCCTATCTGTGGCAGCTATAGTCGTTTGAGTGACTGTCATTGTCGTAGTATATAAGGTCTTTGGTAGGGCTGTAAGAGTGGTTGCTGCCGATGTGAACAATAAGGTAGCAACACTACCATTATATTTATATAGTTCGTACTGAACTTGAGCACTTGCAAAGGCGGTTAAAATAGAATAATAAGCACTAAAAGTCCAAGTACCTGCTGGTATAGTTGTTACACCAGGATCAAGAGCATCGGTAATAAACGAAGCTATTGTACCTGCTCCTGTTTTATTAAAGTCAACTGAAGTTCCTGCTACTTGGCTTCTGCTTAATTCCTTACACACAATACTATCAAAAGTGCCTTGTGCAGTGCCTCCATTAAAGTAATAGATAGCGTTACTATCATATTCATATAAGACTATATTCGTACCATTAATCGCAGATGCCATTTTATTATTTTTTTAAGTTTAATGTAGGTGTTCCAAAATTAGGATTAAATGGTATAGCAGCACTATAGTTAATCTTAAATAAAGAAGATGACTGAACCGCTTGTTTTAAATCCCACTTAAAGTCTTTTAATAGATAGTTATAACTTGTTCCTAAACTATAGTCAAACCTTCTATTTATCCAATATCCTAAAGACTTAAACTCACCTAGTATTGTATATTGTGTTTTTAGCATATCTACCCCAACATCTTCTGCTACTAATTGATAAAGTGGTACAGTACTATTTGTTTGTCTTCCAAATTCATCTAATACATGAATATTATTAGCGTCTACCATTGTTCCTAAATATACCGAACTCATTACTGCATCATCATTATTATAATTAAGATAATTGTTCAAGGTAGTTATAAGAGCACTATTAGTAAAATAATTGCCAATATCATATGTCATATCTTGAGCATTAAATTTATTAAATACATAAGATAGATATTGAACAGAATCAAAGTTGTTTACTTGAGATGATGTGCCATAATGTGCAATATTAAAAAACAATAATTCTTGATATGGGAAAGTGCCTCCACCTGCATAGTAAGGATTATATATAAACAATGTCAAAGTTCCATCAACAGGTACTGTAGTTTGATTTTTCCATGTAGAAGTATAAGTAGAAAACCTATAAAGCATAGTATCTGTAGCAACAAAAGTAGCAGTTCCGTTTACAAAATATGATGGGTTTGATACATCATCAGGGATAAGCATAATCTTATACCTATTCTCATTACCTGCGATATTAATGTCATTCCATTCTATATTTAATATATCACCAGCTTTTACTTTTACATTCTCGCTTCTTAAGTAATCAGCAGTATCTAGCATATTGGTAGTATATGATGTAATTAATACACCACCTGCCGTTGGGTTCAACTTACTATATGTCATTGTCCCAAATTCATAAAAAGCATCAGGTTCAGCCCCTGACCAAGATTGGAAATAAGCATTTAATATGTTTTTGGCATTTTGTATTCTATGTATAAACTTAAATGAGTTTTTAGGGATATTTAATCCCATTAACATAGATTTGTTTAGTTGCTTAAAATTGTTTGTGCCATCTACCTGTATAGATGCAGGATATGTTGTCGTATAAGTTGACTGATAATTACCTGCATTATTATATACAAAATAAGACGGTGTAGCGTTCCTAGTTAAACAACCATAGCTTTCTATGTGCCAATGGTCATCTTTATAGTAGCATTCCCACCCATATTTTCTACATAACTGTTCTAATATTTCATAATAAGTTAAGTATGTACCAGGCTCAGTACAAAAGTAATTGTTCCTAATAGACATACTTTCTATATTTCTACCAGCAACACTTGCAGTTTGATAGAATTGATTAACCCATATATCTAACGAAAGGTCTGATTTTGATAAAGCACCTGATATATATTTTATAATAGATGTCTTATCACCTGCTCTAAAACCAAATAGGTTTAAAGTATCAAAGTATAATCTGCTTTGCTTTAGCTTACCTAATCCATCTACAAATACTAAGGAATAACTAGCCAAGTCAACTACGCTAAATTGTATGTTTTCTGATGGTAAAAAAGTTCCTCTCCATATCACACTTGTTGCAGTAAATGCACTACCTGAAGCAGTACCATTCTCAACAGTTATCATTATGTCATTGTCATCTGCATTAAGAAACTCTTGAATATCAAAGTTAGGAGAGTTGTATATGTTTAATGTTGCCTTTGTTGCTATAATAGGCACATAAGAATCACCATCTGCATTAATGGTTTCTATTGTTATTGGGCTTGTAGTTCCATATAATGGATACTTATCTCCTGTATATCCATCTAAATATATTCTAATTCTATACGCATCCACTACACCACTAGGTGGTTGGTATATATCATTAAATATTAATTCGTATTTAGGTGTTGTAAATGCCATATTAGAATGATAGGTTATTGTTTCTTTGAGCCTTGTTCATCAAAATTAGTAAATCATTTCCGCTTATTCTAGCTTCAAGTGTTCCACCGCCACCTCCTATTAAGTTTTTAAGCTTATCTAATGGAGCTACTATTTCAGGATTGCTTCTAGCACCAGGATATTCTCCCATCAACCCCATAGTAGGCCCACTAATAACACCGCCATTAGCAAATGCTTGAACTCCAGAATCTTTCTTTTTATTTAATGATGCTTTTAATGCAACACCAGCAGCGATAGCTAATACACCCACAACTAATCCTGCTTTAAACTTCCCTTTTTCTAAAGCCTCTTTTGCTGCCTTAACAAGAGCAGAGTACATTATTAATGCTTTACCAATTTGTATTAAAGCATCTGCTAATATGTTACCTAAAATACTAAAATCAAATTTTCCTGTGGCAATTAACTGACCAATAGTTTCACCAATTCCTTCAAAAGCAGATTGTAAAGTATCGCCTAAAACAGTACTAATTACAGCAGAGATTTTACCAAAGCCAGCCATGGTTCCAGTAAGCTTCATAATAGCAGAATTTATTAATTCTGTAGCTGCCACATTCCCTGCTGCAAAAAATTGCAAAAACTTTAATTGGTCTATTTTATTTTTTACATCTTCTTGTTGTAATAAAACATTATTCTTATGTAACTTTAATTCAACCCTTAATTGCTCGTTTAATTTATTAATATAATCTCTAGTATATTTAACTTGAGCATCTGATTTTTCTTTTTGTATCTGATCCCATATTCTATTAGAATCTCTATATATTTTAGTTTCAAAATCTATATTAGCTTTTATGCTATCTTGGTTTCTTTTAAATTCTTTTTCTTCTGCTGCGATTCTTTTCTTAGCATTTTCATCTAATATAGTATTTAACTTTTCTTCAAATAATTTATCATTAGCTATTCTATCTGATTGATATCTTTCTCGTAAATCTTTTTTATTCTTTTCATATGTGCCATCTGCCATAGCTCTAGCTACTGCTATTCTTTCTTCCTCGTTGATTATAAGATTACCATAGTCTCTAAACAAGTATATATCATCTTTATATGCTTTTTGTTTAGCCCTTAAGGAATCTAATGCAAAATTATCTTTTACTGCTCCTCCTGCTCCTGCTCCTTTTTTACCTTTGCCTGTTGGCTTAATACCTGCATCAGAAAGCATTTTATTTGCTTCTTTTTCAAAATTAGCACCTTGTGCCATTAATAAATCAAATGAAGATGCACTTAAATTTTTAATGTCATTTACTAATACCTTTTGAGATTCTGCATAGTTTTTAGTAAACGCTTTTGCAAACTTAGTTAAAGACACACCGTCTAGTCCCATTATACCAACCTGGTCTAGTGCATCCATTCCTGCTGCAAACTTAGTTAAGAATGATGTTTGGTCTTCGCCTGCTGCTAATCTTCCTGTTTTAAAAGCCTCTTGTGCTTGTGCATATTTTTCATTAGCCATTGCTCTTAACGCAGTGGCCTTTACATACATACTAGATTTTTTTATAAAACTATCTTCTGCCTCATTTACACCTTTTGCTATACCCCATGTTTCTCCATATGTTTCATTGTATGTCTTAAGTGCTGCTTCTGCCGTAATGGTTCCATCTCTAACACCATCAAAAATAACCGACATCTTTCTCATTTCAACCAATGCTTCCGCTTCCGCTTCTGCACCTTTAGTTAAAACCTCTGTATTCCTTTTATGTGCTTCAGCCACTCTGTCAATAGCTTGTTCTGCTTTAAAAGAACCTTGATCCCATGCCGTAAATAAAGCAATGATTGCTGAACCAACTAAATATAATGGCCCTGCCATACCTGCTATACCACCCATTAACGCAGGTAAGTTATTTTGAATACCTCTAAATCCATAAGGCAAATCCTGTAACACTAATGCCCAGTTAGTCCATTGCATATTGGATTTCTTAACTGAATCCCCAGCTTGTTTAGTAGCCTTTGAGACCTTTGTTGTTTCTTGTGTAGTGTGAACTATACTAGCAGCTAAAGCATCATATTGTGCCTTTAATTTTTGCACTTGTGGATTCATTGGTTGAAGCCCCAATGTCATTAATTGCTCCATTGACCTCTTAAGAGCATCCATCTTATCCTTAACAACATTAGTAGAATTGCCAAACAATTCAGCCATCCCATTAATCTTATTAAACTCTTTATTTAATCCACTTGAGATTCTTCTAAAGTCAGTTTCAAAAGCAGTAGCTACTTTAGCCATTTTTAAAAATGCACCTTCGGCTTCTTTAAAGTCTGCCGTTATCCTAATCTGCATTAAATCATCTGCTGCCATTATATTATCGGTTTAACAATTTTATATTTTTCTAGAACTGATTGCAATTCCTCTTCCGTCATTACTCTTTGCTTTACAAAGTTACGAGTATCGCAGTCTAATTCAATAAGCTCTTGTGGCTTAACTTTCTTACCTTTTGGTAACTGAATATTAATTAGTAGCGTTGTTTGCCATCTCGTTCTAATCCACTTCTGCTCTTCCTCGTGTCTATATCCGTACCACACAAAATCTAATTCAGCCATGGTCATCTCCCAAAACAAATGGGGAAGCACTTTGCACTCCCCCATTGTATATCTTTCTATATCAATCCACTCTAATTTTTTTTTACTCCATCCTTTTTAGTTGACTTTGTTGGCTTATCTTCTATACCGCTATTCATACTATCTGAAAGTGTTTTCATGACATCTTGGAACTTTTGACTAGTCATTCCACCCATATCATCTATCCAATCACACACTTCCATTTCTGTAAAGCTTGGTGTAATCCCTTGAGAATATACTGGATATTCAGCAGCCGATTTCATCAAGTTAACAATAGCATCAAGTGAATCTTTGCCACTTAAAGCTTCTCCTATGTCAGAAGGCCCTATCCCTTGTAATTGACAGAATCTTTTAAGACTCCAAGTACAAAAACGCATCGGTATCTTCTTTCCATCGGAAAGAGTTAATTCAAATTGTCCTCTCATATGTTTGGTTTGTTTGGTTTGTTTTTACTATGCGTTAGTACCGATAGTTAATGCTCCTGTTCCTTTAAAAGAAACTGAGTAAGTAACTGGGTTCTCCATATCAGCGGTCATATCTACACTCTCAATAAATGCTGAACCTGAATAAATAGTATCACCTGTTACTGGAGTTACACCACCTACTGTAGAGTTATCTACTGTAGTAAATTTAACTGTAACTGCAGTTCTAGCGATTGCTAAATTAGATAATTCAGTTGTGCTTATGTAAGTAGCAACTGCACCAGGTACTACTGTAGCCAATCCATCAGTTGTTAAAGACCAAGACTTTTGTCCACCAATCTCATCAGCCCATCCTAAACTTTGTTTAGTAGAAGCATCAGGAGCATCGATAGCAATGCTTAAAGAACATGAAGTCGCAAATGCTATTACTTCAGTTCCAATTAGAACCACTAATGAAGTTCCGTTAAATACACTTGTTGTTGCCATTTTATTTTATTTTTCTTTTATGTTAATTGATTCACGAAATGTTCCATTGTTATTACCCTTCTAAACACATAAGCCTCATCCACATAGTCAAAGGTAGCAATATTACTACTAATCTTAGAAGTCACTATTTTAAAGTCAGGTGCAGTACTAGGGTAGCTTGGTGGCCTAACACCTACTATTTCTAATAACTCATTTGCATAAGTATCAACAGTTTTCTGTCCTACTTCCCCTGCTTTAAAAGTCCTATATACTATGTCAAATTGGATAGTAACATCAAAGCCGAAACTCTGCTTATTACTATTGTCCACTTGTGTCTGACTACTGATAATCAAAAAAGGTGGTTCTACTGTGTCAGGTGCTATGGTATCATAGGCAGCTAATGAGTAGGAGGCCGAGATAAACTTATCGTAATAAGCTTTCCTTAGTGTATATCCGCAGTCCTTCATTTTGGTACAAATTTAATGAAATATATTTATATTTCTTTTTACTTGATTTTAAATGCTCTAATCCTTTTTAATGCCTTTGGGTACTCAATATCAAAATTAGAAAATAAGTACGATCTATATGGCATATTATTATTCCTTAACCCTCTTCCTCTAAAAATAGATGCGTATGGCAAAATATTTTTATTGGCTATATTATATTTCCTTTTTGGCACATTAAAACCGCTACCAGTACCAAACTCCACATAAGGGCCATATTTGGCATTAACTATTACCTCTGCAAAACTTCCATTATAAGGCATTGAATTAATGCTTCTTGATAAGAATCCTGTTCTTTTATATGGATTTTTTGCCCCTGTAGGGATAGGTGGTAAATCAGCAGCATCGATTCTAGCTTCTTGAGCTATATTAGCAACCATTGTATTTAATTCATTAATAGTATGCTGCTTAAATTGCTCATAACCTGTTGCAAATTTTAACTTCAATTTCTCTATGCCTCTTACTTTTAGCTCCATTACTTAAGTGTTGCACAACCTATTAAATAATATTGATTCAAGTCGGCTTCATTGATAATAGAGTTAATCATATAAGTCCTTGACTTCCAAGTTATTACAAGAGCATTAGTAAATGTCTTTCCTGTTGTATATCTGATTCTAAATGTAGCTCCATCGTTAATACTATCCCTACCTGTTATATTAGTTCTGCTATTGGTATTATTGACCAATTCAGCCCAGCAAGTGTAGTATGGTACTAAAGTATTGACAAACCCTCCTGCACTATCAGAAACGCTTGTTTTAGTATTAAATGTAATCCTATTTTTTAATTGTCCTATCATTAGAAAATAATACTTACCCTTTTGTAAGGTTTCATTAGTTCGTAAGCCGTTGTTAAGTTAGCTGAAGGCTTAGAGCTTTCAACACTTGATTCTCTGTATTCGTATAAATCACCTACCATCTTCAACAAAGCCGTTTTCATAGACTCTGGAGTAGTGGCATATCCACAAGTATAAGTGAATCTAAAGTCACTCATAAGAGGTGAATTAAAGTAAACCTTTTTGTAGGTATCTCCTATAACTCTATAATCTCCAAGTACCATTGCTACCCAAGCTGCACCATCCCAATATTCTACCAATGTAATACTGTTTATAGGAGCATAAGGAAGCTCTATAAACTCATCTACATAAGCTACCACCTTTAGGGTTCTAGCAGTCATAGCAACTGAAGCGTACTGCTCTAATCTGATCCTAGCGGTTTCTATAAGGTTAGTAATCAAAGTATCATCTTCGCTATAATCTACTCTTAAATAATCCTTTGCGGTCTGTAAGGTAACGATTGTTGCCGAAGGGGCTACTGTAGTCGTTACATCTCTTAGTATCTGCATTATGCTAATTTTTACAAAAATAACTAAAATTTAGTGTAAACAAAAAGGGATAGCTTTCTAGGCTATCCCTTGTATTGTAAATCTAATTAAAGATTAAGCAACATTACCAAAATCACCATAAATAAACGCACCTGCGTAATAGATAGGTAAAGCGATACGAGCTTCAACTCTTACAGTAATCATGTTCTTTGTAAAGTTATCAGCATCAAATTCAGAGAATTGAACTGAGATACCTTGATTTTGCATGATTTGAGCACCCATAGACCAGTCACCTACTACAAACTTATCTACTGCGATTGCAGTTGATTTGTAAAGAGGGATACCAGCGATAGATACACTACCATCAGTTGTAACAACTGTAGAAGCAGGTAAAGTGTAAGCAGAGTTAGTATTCTTAGTATTCATGATAGCAGCCCAATCAGTTGGGTTAACTAAAATACCTGTTGCAGAATAGTTAGAAGTTTCTAACTGAGCAATAGCTTGAACTAATTGCTCAACATCTACAGTAGCAGCACCAGTTGCAGCAGTAGCTACAGGAAGGATACCTTGTAAGTTAGGAGCAGTACCATCACCACTTAAGATTTGAGCATCTTCAGCAACTAAATACTTCTCTAACAAACGAGATTGTAAGAAAGAAGTCATAGCAGGTATATCATCTAACATTTGGCGAGAGATACGAACATAACCAGCGATGTACTGAGCTGCTGCATCTTTCATTGTAATATCAAAATCAACTTGAGCTTTAGAAGAACCTTGAGTTTGAGTTGCAGGTGCACCTTCTCCACCACTTTCGTAAGGGAAAGTAAATAAACCTTGAGATAAACTACCGATTGGTAATAAGCTTCTCATATGCACTTTACGACTAGGTAAAGCATATACTTGATTAGCATATTGACGAGTGATGTCACCTGTAAGGTTAACCGCTTCTGTCATATTACCAACTGCTTTTGTGTCCAAGATAAAGCTTGTACGCTTTTGTTCACCACGAGCTAATTTCGCTAAGCCATCACCATTTTGTTCGATAGCATCAGCAAGGGTAGCATTAAACCCTTTTACTTCTGTTTGATTCATTTTAACACGATTTTGTTTTGCTTCCAATTTTTCTATTTCATCCTTAACAACTGTAATTGAAGCTTTAGTAGCTTCTAATTCAGCCTTTACGCTTTCTAATGCACTAGCATTATCAGCCTTCGCACTTTCGATTGCTCCGTTTACTTCGGATTTAATGCCTTCGAATGCACTTTTAATTTCTTCTACCATTAGTTGAAAATTTTAAATGATTGTAAATATTTGTTTACCTCTAGTTCAACGGAAATCATCGGATCAGCTTCCTCAGTTGGCAATGCTTCTTCAGCGGTTGGCTCAGGAGTGATTGAAGGTTCATCTTCCATCTCAGATAGATATTGTTGTAATTGCTTGAGTTTAAGTTCTAACAACTCAAAAGTTTCATCAGTAAAGTGTCCATTTCTCAATGACTTAATGGTTTTACCCATCTCATCAACTAGAGTTGACTTAATCTGACTTTTAACTCCTACTGTTGGTGTATTAGCGTTTGCACCCCACAATACTGAACTTCCCTCAAACAATTTTATTTCATTGATTTCATTGTACCCTGATTTCTGTTGTGACTTAATAGTCTGAAATCCGATACTATGTTCTGTGATATGACCATCTTTATATAACTCATACAAGTCATTACCTAAAGTCGTATTAGGTATCTTAACACTTGCCTTTAAACCATAAGCATCTTCCATCATCTCATATGGCTTAGCAATAGGCTTGTCTGTAGAGTGGTTCATTAGATGCCAAATTCTATTTTTGGCTTGTGGGCCATTTTCTTTTAGTGTTTTAGTAAATGCTCCTGGTGTGATTATATCACCATCGGAATCTACATTACCAAAAGCAGAGTAGTACATAGTAATAACTCTACTTCCATCCTCCATATCTATTGGAGAACCTTCAATCGACTTTTTGTTATAAAAATTACTCATATTTATTTGTTTAAGCGACATACACTGTGCAGCATCGGCAGTTGCAGTTATTCGCTGCTCCACCACTTGCATCATGTGCATATTGCATTTCAATTACACCGTAGTTAGGAGTGTTTACCATGAATGGTTGATTCACAGGTATTCTTACTCCACCATCATCAGGGTTCGTTTGCCTATCTAATGCTAGATGCCAAGTTCTTGGACTACCAACATATTCAGCGTGAACCCATTGTTTTAGCAAAGGTATATTAATTCCTTGTGTTGCCCCAATCGCACCTGTGCTTAAAGCTTGATGAGATTCCGTTCTTGCTATTAATAAACTCCTTGAAACATTTATCTTCCCTTCTCTAAGAAGCTGAATAGCCATTGCGTTTGTTTCGTTTGTAGAAAGGTTATTAGCCCTTCCATAAGCAATAACATTATTTAGTATCTTGGCTATCTCGTTATCGGTTGTGTTTTGTATGCCGTACATTTTTGGGCCACTAATTGAAACCCAGTAGGACAACATAAACGCTAACCACTCATCCATTATGTTTAACGGATCAAGGTCAAAATCTTCCGCTTTCTTATCCTTGTCAAATATCTTCTGATACCTCATAGCAGTATAGCCACCAGTACCTTCGTACAAAGTTCGTAAAATATTGCTAATCTTATCTTGGTTGAAAAATGTCTTGTTATAGTTGGCTAGTTGAAATACACCTATCTCTTTTACCAACTCCGCAGC